TTCTTTCTTCTTTTTGAAAAATCATCTACAGTAGAAGCAAAAGAAGTGATTGTTCTAATAGGTTTAGTTGTTACCGTTAACAATCCCCTAAGACCAGCACCAATAAATGCAGGACCACCAGCCGCACTTCTATCCATTTCGGATAGATCTTTTCTAAACTGATTAAATGATTTCATTTATCCCACGATGGTATCAAACCAATCTTGACTCATACCTGAGATAATTTTATCTGCTGAAGCAGCATCTGGTGCATATTGTTCTGATATAAGATACTCCACAACCTTCTCATAGTTCTCGTGGATTACTTTACTTTCTCTTGGAGTAGGTTTCATCTTCAATAATAGATCTACTCCTATATTTATAAGTTAACAGTACTATTAGTATTTAATCCAAAGTTTCTTATCTTTGCGTATGACTGATTCGTCAATCCTGAAGCACCACCACCAGTAGAACTACCCTTACCCTGACCGAAACTAATATAATTCCATTTAGTGGTGCTATGTACATTACTAGTAGTACTTGCTCGATTAGTATAATTAGCACCTGCACTAGTTTTCTGCCAAATAGTAAATCTACTACCACCACGCCATTCAATTTTTACCCAGTTCCACTGATCATATGGAACCCTATAATTCATATAATGAGCATATCCACCACTTGGAGTAGCAACTGACATTTCATTAGTTGTATTATTATCATAATGTCCTAATAACCATCCACCAGTAGAACCATATCCATCATTACATATAATCCACTCATTACTACTATTATTAACCTCACCTGAAACTACATATATCTCGTAGAACATATCCCAATTTGTAACATCACCCAAACTCATAGTTGGCATTGTACCATCACCAGAGTATCTGTAGCTAACTGAAGTTCCATAATGAGTCTCAGTAGCGAACGACCAATCGTAACCACCAGCATTATCCTTAATTAAAAATTGTGAAGATTGTCCAATCTTATGAAATCTAGTAGAATCGTCATATACATTTGCAATAAAATAACTATCACTACTTTCTACTACACCATCGTTTTCAGGTTTTACTGCGAATGTTCCTGCTGTACCAACTAAACTAAATGATCCCGTTCTTTCAGATACTGCAAATTGTGTAGAAAGACCTATATTAGCACTATCTTTAACATCCCAATATAAAGTACTTCCACTTGTAACCTTAGTAGTATCTACGTCTAATAGTAAAGATAGACCTTCATCAACTGATGTACTACCTATTCCACTTACTACAGTAGCACTTGGAGCATCAGCTTTATCTTCTATAATAGTACATAAATGTCTATCGTCATAAGTAAGAAGCCATTCTTTTTCATCATTACCTATTATTTCTTTAAATCCTGTTATTAATCCAACTGTATTATACCCAACATTAGAATAAGTTGTATCACCAAAAGTAGCAGTGGTTATATTATTAGTTTCAGCGTCTGTACCCAATCCAGTAGATCGATTATACTCTGACATCTTTACACCACTACCGCCACCACCAGCAGTTCCTTTATTAATGTAAAGTCCTAAAAATCTTCCCACGATATTGATCTATAACTTTTTATTATTTATATGGTAACTTACTGAGGTTGTAAGAAGAATGCAACAGCATTACTACCACTATTTCCCCACTGTTGATTACTACCACTACTTCCAGAAGGTCCACCCATCCAATGTAGATTGGTATGAATACGATTATTACTTATAGTCCAACATATTGGAGCACCACTCTGACCCCATATTTGGTTCTGCCAAGATCCATTATAATTGTGATCACTTACCCAATAACTACCATTACCTGGATGGTTTCCATCGTTAGAACATAATGTTCTACTCTCATAACTATATCTCAGAATCTCCATTCCAGTTCCACTATTATTATGGTCTAAGCATAAATCATATGTTCCAGTAGGATCTTGACTTACTCCCCAGTTAGGAAGAGTCTCACTATTAATATACTTAAATACCATACTACCTTGACGACTAGCTAAGAAATTATCATTAGGTGAACCAGTAACACGCATTAAGAAGTTTTGATGTGATATGGTATTAATGGTAGCACTTGATAATTTTCCATGTTGACTGGTATTAATTTCAGCGTCAATCCAACTACCACCAACATTAACAGCACCAGATGGTGACATAATATCATTATTATTATTCATTTGAGCAACCTTTATCCATCCACCATCACGGAAGATAACCCAAGTTTGAAATACATCTGTACCAACTTTTATCCAGAATTTACCATCATTTGCTGATGTTTTACTAGACACAAAGTTGTTCCATGCAGTTACATTTACAGGATCAGATTGTGATGCACCACTACCTGCAGCACCAGCACTATCCACGAGAGCTATTGATATACTTTGTCCAATCTGATGTGTTCTGCCAGAATCATCATAAACATATACATTAAAGGTTTCATTATCTTCTGTTATACCATCAGCAGTTGCTGTAACAGTAACTATACCAGTATTACCAGTTAGAGTAAATGATCCATTATTTGGAGTGAAATCTGTAGAAAGACCAGTAGCACCACCATTTTTAACATCCCAATATAAAGTACTTCCACCTACAACATTAGTAGCAGAGCAGTTAAGTGTTAATGGATAACCTTCATCTAATGAGGATACAGTAGAAGCAACACTGACATTTGGAGCAGTAGCTAAATCTTCAATATGCGTTACTAAATGTGACGAGTTGTAGTTTACACGAAATTCCTTAGTATCAGGACCTATTGTTTCTTTAAATCCTGTTATCAAACCTACAGCATTATATCCAACAGAAGCATAAGTAGTTTCTCCAAATGTTGCTTGAGTTATATTATTATCGGCATCTGTAGTAACACCTACTGGATTTCCCCCATCTCTATTAAACGCTGACATCTTGATAGATCCAACATCACTGCCACCACCAGTTCCTTTGTTAATTGTACTTCCTAGAAATCTTCCCATAATTGATTACCTATACATGTAGTAGAGTGCACCTGCAACAGTTCCGCCATGATCACTGTTGATATAAACAAATCCGTCAGTATGTTCTGCTATAATAGTTCTAGTGTAGTTTTCATTTACTACACTTCCACCAGTACTGAAACTTGAAGGTCTTCCATACCGTGCTTGCCATTTTACTGATCCATTATTATCATTCCAACAAGTAATATTACAGACATCATTTGAATGGTTATTAGCATAAACAATCATTACTTCTTTTGTTGGTTTTGGGGGTTTCCATAAAATCATACCACCATCACTATCTCCACTACCATGTCCATCAGGGTTCCAATTAGGACTATTAGATGTAATTGCATTAATAATATCTGGATATTTGTGATTACTACTGTTACCATCTGAATAGAATGATGCGAAACCATCGCCATAACCATTAGACCATTCAGTAGCATCAAATTCAAAATCATTATAATTTGTAGTCACAATTCCAGCACTGGTTCCACTAACCTGTGTTGAGGAACCACGAACACTATAAAATCTTGATGTATGAGGTCCACCAGTTGCACTATTACCAAACTCAAAGCTATAACCACCACCTGGACTTTGTGCTTTCTGATAGGTAAAGATTCCATGCTTCTGACCCCATCTAGAAGGAATAGCACTTCCTCCCCAGTTTGCACCAATATACCATTTATCATTTCCAGCACTTTCAGTAACATATGAACTCCAATTATCATCAGTTGGAGTTTCACTAGCATTGAAATTGTAGTTATTGGAATAGGCTCTATGTACCTTTACACCATTCCAAGTATCGTTGTTATTAGTAATATAATAAGATACTCCATCATTAGCATAAATGGGAGTTTGGAGAGGGAGGCTTTGACTATCAGTAATACCAATCGCTACAGATTGTCCAATCTGATGTGATCTGTTAGAATCATCATAAACGAATACTTTAAAACTATCAGCAGGTTCTTGTACTGAATCCTGTTGAGGTTTAACTTGGAATGTTCCTGCTACACCAACTAAGGTAAATGATCCAGTTCTTTCAGATACTGCAAAATCTGTAGAAAGACCTGAAGTAACATTGTCTATAACACTATAATATAAAGTACTTCCTGCTGGAACATTAGTAGTAGTTGCGTCAAATAATAGATAAGCACCTTCATCTACAATAGTAGTTGTACTAGCTAAACTAACATTTGGAGCAGTAGCTAAATCTTCAATATGGGTAATTAAATTTGCTGAGTTATAACTACAACGCCAATTTATTTCTTTTTCACCTATTTTTTCAGTAAATCCTGTTATTAATCCAACTGTATTATATCCAACATTGTTATAAGTGGTATTACCATATACTACTTGAGTTACATTATTCTCAGTATCTGTAGTTATTCCAGTAGATCTAGTAAACTCTTGCATTTTGGTGCTTCCACCACCACCAGATCCACCACCTGCACCTCTATTTACTTTACTACCTAAAAATCTTACCATTATTACCCTAATGATGTCATTAAATATCAACTATTTATAATTACATTCCTGCCTGGAATTTATTCCACTCAATTGCATTCTTAATTTGAAATGTTCTATTAGAAATATTTTTAATAATTTCTTCTAAAAACTTTAAAGTAGCATCATAATATCTTATTTTAAGATCTATTTTTATCATCTTCTCATCTGCTTCCATGTATCTCTGTATAGCATCTTTTTCCCTTACTTTATAACCAAAGGGTTCTTCAATATAAACCTCTGCTGGTGCTTTACCTGTATAATAATTATGTCTTTCTAATCTTGTTTTATTATATTGCTCTCTTGCCTTTTCACGCATCAAAGTAACAGTATTATAAACTGTATAATACTTTGAGTGTAGTTGAGGAATTTTTAATGATTCATCATGTAGATTATCGGGATCAATGACAGCATCACGCTCCCACATTTCCTGAATTTTTTCAAGATTCATAAAGAACTAGTCAAACTGTAGATAGTATACCTGAAAGATGCCTCTGCTGTAAAGTATTGTATATCAGAAGTAGTTGCATCAAAATCTAATGAAGTTAATGAAACTGGGAATAGATCTTGAAACTTTACTTTTGCAATTTCTCTTAGATTACTATTCAATATTCTAAGTGTTCCATCACAGAATGCTTCTTTAGGATCTCTCATTGCAGCACTATCTGTTGTCAAATCTCTAAACTGTGCTGGTGTTTCGGGAAATCCTAAACCTGTTAACCAATTATAAACTGCCATATAATTTTCCATATTCTCATCCACTAAAAACTTTAAAGTAAAATCACCATATGTCAATTTCTCACCAGGAATATCAATATCTTTTAGATATGTTGGTTGAGTTGTAAGTGCTAAAGATAACTCTGGTATTCTAGCACTATTTGATAAAAAGTCAATTTTAGGATATTTTGATAAATTAAACTTGAAACCTACTGAAGATAAGTAGTTTCTATTCTCAATTTGTTTATTGAATATACTAGAAGTCATTATATTTTTTTTAAATATTTAGATAAAAAAAGAGACCCCCGAAGGAGTCTCTTTATTGAAGAAATTATATCCTTTCTTCTTACATAAGGTTAGTAACCTTAACTCTTCTGTAGTAACGGTTTGAGTTACGTGTGAGTGTACCAAGTCCTTGAGTTGTTCCTTGTGAGAATGGGTTTTCGACAATGCCGTAACGTGTCTTAAATCCGATCTTAGGTTGGAATGTATCCTGACCAACCGCACGAACCATCTGTAGAGGCACGTAAGGGCAGTAGAATAGTCCAGCGTCATAAGGAGAAGAACCTTTGTAACCAACAACGTAGTACTGATTAGCACTTGTGTTAGCAGCATAAGGATCGATGTACACTTTGTACTTACCTTGCAAAATACCAGCAAATGTATTGCCTGTATCGTCTACATTAAGGTTAGCATTAAGTGCAGGAGTGTAATCAAGTACACCAGCCATTGTTAGGGCAGAAGCAACATCAGCAGATGTTAGAATCATGTTACCCTTTCCACGACGAGTTCTTTGTGCGATTGCGTTAGCATCACGCTCGATCTGGAAAATAAGTCCCTTGAACTTCTCAACTGACCATCTTCCGTTTGAGTCAACGTCTAAGTCAAATGTACCACCTGAAGCAACGTTTGCTTGAGCACCAGCTTCAGCAACGTTATAGATTGTACGAATAACTTCACGGTTGATCTCAGCAAGGATCTCAGTAGAAAGAATGTTAGCAAGTTCTGCTTCTGCATTCAAACCGTGGATCGCCTTGAGGTCTTGAGCAAGCTCTAG